GTTGAGCCGATTGCGCCGCCAGTCGAGGAAGAAAAGACATACACATTGAAATTTACAGTGCGTGGCACAATGCCGCAGTTGAAAGCACTTAAAGAATTCTTGAATAACGGGGGCTATGACTATGAATGAACAACTTAGCAGCGAACTTGCTGAAATTCAATCCGACGCAATAGAAAAAGTGATTAGACTTGCGGACAAACACGGCATTGATAGAGATGAATTGATTATGCGATTTGTAACTGTTGGATTTGTGACGGCGCAAGTTGGCTCATTCAAAGACTACAAATTTGGAGGTAACGAAAATTGAGTAACACGAAAGAAACAAAGCAGGAACTTACTGTTGTTTACGAAGCAGACGGCGAAACAATCACACTCACACCGTCCATTGTTCAAAACTACATTGTAGGCACAGACGCAAAAATCACATTGCCTGAATTTAAGTTTTTCACATCTTTGTGCAAGGCAAGAGGACTTAACCCATTTTTGAAAGAAGCGTACTGTATCAAGTACGGCAAAAACCCCGCACAAATCGTAGTCGGCAAGGACGCAGTGTTGAAGCGTGCTATTAAAAACCCTAACTATGACGGTATGGAAAGTGGCGTTATTGTTCAAGACAAAGAAACAGGCGAGATTACCGAACGCAAAGGCACATTTTATTTGCGTGACATTGAAAACCTTGTCGGCGGTTGGGCTAAAGTCTTTCGTAAGGACTGGCAACACCCTACATATTGCAGTGTGGCATTTGACGAAGTTGCACAGAAAAAGAGTGACGGCAGTTTGAATGCTAATTGGAGTGGTAATGGCGCAACAATGGTTGAAAAGGTTGCAAAAGTGCGGGCACTGCGTGAAACCTTTGTTGAAGAACTCGGCGGAATGTACGAAGCCGAAGAAATGGGCGTTGATTTGCCGAATGAAACAGCACCGCAAAAACAAGAAATTATTCAGCAGGACGAGCCTATTGAGGTTGACGCTACACCTGTTAATGATGTTGTTTCAATGGACGAAATTTAAGGGAGATTACAAGTATGGAAAAAGCATTAGTTAATCACTTCACTTGGTTAGTGAATAGATTATCCGAACTCAATACTTATAATTGGGGCGAAAAATTTAAGGAAAGAGAATTAAAAGACGCATTTGATACATTCTATAAATCTTTGCAGAAAGAAAGTAACAATCATCTTGTAGACCTATCAAGAATGACAGTTGAAATGGCGAAAGAAATGGGGTTTAGAAAATGGGACGAAAACAGCGATTTGTATTTGTTTCCGTTGTGGTTTATGCCTTTAATTCCGATTGGCACTGAATTAACAACGATAATCGGCACGAAAATCATTTACGACGGAACAAATCTTGATAATGACATTCGCTTTGGTTGCATTGCTTATGGAATTGAGTTGAAAGAATGAACTA